CGTCGGTGACCGCAATTGAGTCGCTTGTACCAAATGGTATTAATTTTCCATTTTCGTTTTTAATTGGTTTTTTAGTTGACATATTATAAATTCCAGTAATTATTATTATATATAGTTTATAGTTATATATATTTTTTAGTATATATTATATTTCGCTTAGATCACATGCATTACATGAATTAAGTATATTATCTGGGTTTAGTACTGATGTATCAACTTCGGTTTTAATTAAATAATCTGATATTATAATTGATCCTGTGGGTGCTATTGATGCATTACATTCAATTATTTTTACTTTACGTTTTTCAGTTGATAGAATTCCTTGTGAATTCAGTACATAATAATTAATGGTATAGAAACCAATTTTATCAAAATTAATATTTTGTTCTGTTATAATTTGGCGAGATAAATCCCCATCAACTGTATCGTATGCTCTTACTGCAAGATCAACAAATACGGTATCATCCACAGTTCTATAGAAATTTACGGTGAAATTATGAATAATATTATCTATATCATCTGTTGTTGAATTGGGATCAATTATTTCAATTGTATCAATTATATAGTAAAGTCCATTTTCACTTGAATTTAATTGATTGGATAACCATATTTTATCACCATCAATTAAAATAATATCATTAAGTATTAATTTATTAGTTGTTGATGTAATATTAAAATTTTCGTTGTATTTTAAAAATACTTGTTCATAGTCAATATTAGCATTGGGCGGACATACTTTCATAATAGCACCAAAATCACCTTTAGCACCATCCTCATCATATATTAACCATATACTTGGTTTAGTATAACATGTTTCATTACCAAGTGATATGCTAGTGGATTGATCGGTTATGTATCGAATAAGTTCGGTATTAGTTAATTTCCATATTTTAGTTGTACCATCAGCTAGATCAATTTCGTCTTGACCGTTGGCTACTGCTAATGTATATATATTAGCGTCGAAATTAGTATTAATTGTTACCTCTAATTCAGTTGATGTGAATGTATGTGGAATAAAATTAATATCATTTACATATACTACTGGATCTCCACCATCGGTAAAATTAGTTCCTGTAATGGTTAAAACAAGATTCTCATCTTCTTTAGATGCTTTTGGATCTATACTATTAATTACTACAGTTGACATTAGTCTCTCTCCGTTTCAAGTGCAATCATTGCACCATCGTTGATGGTATACCCAAACATACCTGCATGTCCTTGATCATATGACACAAATACAAATTTATAAATATCTGTATTATTCAATAGCAGTTTATTCTTTGTTGTAAATGTATAGAATAGAGCATCGTCACCATATGTTTTGAATGAGAAATATGGTTTAGAGTTAATAATACCCCAATCGAAGAATACTTCTCCTTCAGGTATTAATACACCACCGTTATCATCTAATACTTCATCGTTAGATAAGTATTGAAAAATAGTATCAGGTACAGGATCGTCTTTAAACTGTAAAATACTTTGGAATGTATATGGTGATTCATGTAATCCATTATCGGTTCCAAACCAATCAAGAATTTTATTCCATGAACTTGAAGATGAGTATCCGTCTTCAATATTTGATCCAGCATCACCAATTTTAGCTAAGTTATGAATTGCAGTTGAATCGCTAGTTGTAATTATATCAACTGGTGTAACACCATCATTTTCGAATAATGTAATTGTATCTGAATCTCCCGTTGATGTAGCTGTATTGATTATATAATCAGTTTCAGTTACTAATCCGCTCGGTAGAGTGCCAGTACTCGTAAATCTAATTACATTTTTTGCGACGTATGTATTGCGACTATTATCACCAACTGTGATTGTATTTGTTGTTATATTAACACTACCATCATTAAATGGTAAATTGGTAATGGTTATAGGTGGCATGTCAGGGACAAACTCACGGGTAGAATCATTTAATGCAACAAAATCACGATTAAATCCACTTTGATCATCTTCTAGTGGTGTATCATCATCAAAGTTTAAATGTAGTAAGTTAAAACTAGGAACTTCTGTGGGTCTATCAGCGTCGGGAACTGTGATATCTTCCCATGATATATTACCGTCAAGATCAACTTGTTTAATTAAAGTCTTTGCCATGGTTTTTAATAATGTAAATCCAGTTCGTGTGCTTGGGTCTAATTGTTCCCATGCTTTTTTTTCAATTTGAGCGATTGGGTCTGGGTATACAAAAATCTGTTGTTTATGTAAAAAGTCTTCAATACGGAAATTCATTTCAGCATATTTAATCATCTCTGGCATTTCGAATGGTCTATACCAATCTACTTCAAGTCTGAATAGAAATTTAGTTTTAATGAATCTGTGATTAGCCCGGGCTTCAAGTTCATCTTCAAATGTATCGGTAACTGATTGAAGGAACACAGGAATTTTTCGTTCGATATCAGGTGCAAAATCAAATTCTTTGATACGTAAAGTTCTAGTTGTATTAAAATATGGTACAATGTTTTCTGTTATTTGTCCAAAGTCAGATTTACTGTCAGTTAAAAATTCTAGTTCATAAAATAGGTAATACGGAGTTGGTTGAATATCACGAATCCATTGATCAGTTGCACGTGAGAAAATACTACGTGCATATGTTGCTTGAGTTCGATTATTTGAATTTTCTTGTTTATTTAAGTAACGTAATCCACCAATTGGAATTGGCATAGCTCGTTTTTTATAATCTACACTTCGAAACCAGTTAGCAAAGTTTTTATCTTGATTTATAACAATTGGAACACGAATAGTTTTTGTATAATTTACTCTATCTAAATCAGTATATTTATTTACTTTGATATTGTTAAACATATCAAGTAGGGCGATTTCACATTTTTCTTGTGTTCGTACATAATAATATGGGACCATTTAATACTCCTTACCATTTACCGAATTTATCAGGACATGCATAAAAGTTTGGATCACATGTAATGTTCTCCACACTTTCATCAACTTCGGGCGGTCTGAAGATAACTGATTTTTTAAGTTCTTCAACCGCACATGATGCGTCAAATGGCCATCCAGCGATATTACCAAGATCATTGGTAATACCTTCGCCTGTTTGTGTTCCAATGAGATCATTAATAAATCCTTCTTGTTCGGGGTCGTTAAGTACTTCTGGATCAACTGTTCTACCTGAGTCCATAGCGTCTTTCAAGAATAGTTTCCACCAGTAGTGATGTTCTCTATGTCTATATTCTGGTGCTGCATTCTTAACACTTTCTACTTCATATAGTGTGTTAAATGCTTCAATTTTCAGGTAATCACCAGCTTTTGGGAACATTTGTTCGGCGGTATAACCATAATATCGATAATCTTCATATCCACGTTGATACCAGCGAGGGTTATGTTCATTTGGGTCACATGCAGGTTCAACACATGCACGTCTAAGACTTGCATATTGAATTTCCATAAATAAACTCATATGAACATGAATCTCAAACTCATCTAAATGTTGAATTCCAAATCTATTATATATTTCATTCTCTGGTTGAAATGTTAACATTACAGGAATATCGAAATATCGTTCAACTGTTCTGTTATTATCTTCATGATATAGTGAGTCACTACCAGGATCATAGCTAGTTGTATAATATTTAACAAATGTACCTTGTCGTAATGTGAAGTTACGAGTACGTCTGTTATGTAGTTCTTGATCTTTAAATCCATTATGGCGTTTAAAATACGTAGAAACACCGGTATTGTGTTGATAAGACCATTCAGGGTCATTTATTGTGCGTTTTTCGCTTCTTTCAAGAATACTCTTGTTGCGATCTTCCCACAATGCACGAGATACATTAGCCAACACACTGAAATTTGGAATTTCTTTGCTGTCGTCTCGCACGTCATATGATAAAGGTAAGGTAATAATTGGCATAATGTTCTTTCAATGTTCTTTTTTATAGTTTATACATTCGAAAGAACGTGAATGTTTTAATTTCTATGCTTAAAAATGAATATTTTAATAATGATGCTTTTTTTCAGCATTATAAACTATTACTAAACTAAAGAGCATGTGCAACAATGAGCATTGAAACTAGAAAATATACACATATAAATTTTGAGCAAGCGGTTAATGATTTACAAACGATTCTTCGAGCAAAAGAAGGAGCCTTATCTGATGTAGGCGATTCGTCATACGGTAAAACACTTATTGAATTATTTTCAGCTAACTCAGATATGATTGCAGCTTGGGGTGAATCTATCTTTGCTGATACATTCCTTGAGACCGCAACTAGCCCGGAGGCTATTCTTCTTGGAGCACGTAACCTAGGTTATAGTGTACGTAGACCGGTTCCAGCAAAAGCTGGTTATGGTATATCATTGAAACGAACTGGGGTTTATCCTTCGGTTAAAGTAAGTATTCCACGAGGAACACAATTTACAATTTCAAGTATTACAATGACCGCAATTGATGACGTTGAGTTTTCATATAGTAGAAGTGATGCTAATTATGAAGATGGTCTTATGCAATTGACTTCGGGTAGAGCGGTGCTTGCTGAGGGTAATTTTACAAATACTGAATTTTTCTCTGATGGAAGTCAAAACCAAGAATTTATTATTGGTGATGCAAATTTTTCAGATTATTTTGGATTTGGTGATCCTAATTGGTCTGATGCTGATTCATTCAGTAAAAGAGAGCAATATTTTACAACTGTAAGTACCGATGCGTCGTTAATTGATAATTTTAATATATATGATGCGGTTGATGATAAAATTTTTTGGAGAATATCAAGACGTGGATTCCAAGATCCTACTCTTGAGGGTAATGTAAATGACATTGATGATTTTGTTGATAGTGTAAATAAAACTATTAACTATAGTACAATAATAGATACTGCTAATGATGGTCGTCCTCGATTAAGTTTTAGTGATGGTGTTAAAGCGTCAATTCCATTCGGTAGAATTACTGTTTCATATTTTTCAACTCTTGGTGAAGACGGAAATCTTCTTAATGTTGCTGGTTCTAATTTAGTTAGTGATAGTACAAGTATTTTAATTACACAATCGGATGGAAGTGAGAGTGATTTATTACTTGCTGATTTAAATATTGCTCTTGTAACTGATGTGCGTGGTGGTCTTAATCTTGAATCAAATGCGTCAATTCAGAAAAATGCATCTCAAATTTATAATTCACTTGATTCGCTCAATAATAGATCAAGTTATAAAACATTTTTGAGTAGATACTCTGATATCAAATATGCAAATGCATTTGGTGAAGATATTCTTACTCGTATTAAATCTAAAGGATATGGTAAAGTTGGTCCTGATATTAAATATGCTAATATTGTTCGTTTTTCAGTATTGAAAGATTTATATCGTGAAAAGGATGGTGCATATTATCCAACCGATCCATTTGAATATTTTATTGAAGGTTATAAAGTAAATGGACTTATATATATATGGCAATATGATTATAATGAATTACCAAATGAACGTGACGTTGATACTATTGATGCTAATCTTGCTGGGGTTCAATCTGAAATTCAAGATGAATTAGATAATGGAAATATCCAAATATCGATTAAAGATTCGACTACTGGGGTATTAGCTCCACTTACTGATGCGTCTATTTTAATTACTAGATATTTAGATTCATTTAAAAGTGATGCGTTAGTACCTAGTGATGTATTTTCAGCAAATCTAACGCCAATTGATTTTGCTGAATATGGATCGGAACTTGAAATAATGCTTAAAGCTCTTAATAGACGTGGTTATATTACTCTTGGTGGTGGACAACATATGTATGTACCACCAATTGTGCATGATTTCACTATTAAAGCTGATGTTATACTTTTCCGTGGTATGAATTTTTCTGATATTAAAACAAAAATTAGAAATAGTATTTATTCATATTTGAAAGAGTATAGTGATTTCGCTAATCCAATTTTTAGATCTAAATTAGAATCTCTTGTACAGAAATTTCCTGAGGTTGCTGGTGTAAATCTTAAATTAGTTGCACGTTCAACTGACTATGAAGATCTGGATTTAACTAAATTAGTATGGTTAGGTGATGATACATCTCAGTTCATAAACCAAGCCGGTATTGACATTGATGGATTTGATGTAAGTCTTACATACGATTATAGATATAGAGAATTATCTGGTGATGAATCATCATCTGATGATGAATTATTGCGATTTGAAGTAGGTTCACAGGCTGATTTAAGTAATAAGATATTAGAATATTATAAACGCTATATTGCATACCTTAACCCGTCAACGGGTGAATATAAACCTGTGAATGATTTACAGGAAGAAGATATTAATAAATTCACTTCATATATATGGGCAACTATGATTAATGAAATATATAATCCAATGTTTAGTAGTTATCTATCAACTCGTGCAAGTGGTGATGCGTTAAGTGCGAATTCAATATATCAAACTATTGAAGCTCTTAGAGGGTGGTATATGGATGAGGGGTTTTTATCATTTAAACCAACTGATAATATTGTAAATCTTGCCGAAGATAATAGCAAAGTATTATTTAACTATTTCGTGTACACACTTGAGTATATTAAGTTGGTACGAAATATTTTATCACCATCAGTAGCTAGGCGTTTAGTTGATAGCGATGGTAATATAACTAAATACAGTAATGAAAATGAAGCAGTTCAATTTAATATTTCATCGGAAGATATTACTGTAACCGTTGAGAGTGAATCCTATACAAGCGTAAACCGTTCAAGGTAACATAATGGCCCAGAATCCTATTATATATAACGATGGTGGTATCCATAGATTTGCAGACTATGTATCACAAATACCCGATTTCTTAAAAGCTGAAGAAGATGTAGTTGTTTTACTTCAAGTAATGTCGGACTATGTTAACAATGCATATAGAAATATAGATACAGTTGAAAAATTTCAATTCAGATTTGTTGCAATTGATTCTAATTTAACATTGATTCAAAATCGTGTTAACGATTTTATAAATTTATTAAAGAGATCCGAAGCTAGATCTGAGCGTGTTCTTTATTTAGCAAAACCGGAAGGTAATCCACGTGATGCTGGACGTTCTCTATATATGGAGTATATTAATTATAATGGAACTATCGATAGGTTTAGTTCTAGTGTTATTACAATTCCAAAGACTAGTATTATTGATGGTGATAAATTTTATGTTAATTTCACATTAGATGGTGAAGAGTCTAATTCTGGTGTATACATATATGACAAAAATGCTGATGTATTAAATGTAGATCCAAATGGTACAACACAAGATCCATTTAATGATACACCAAATGAGCCATTTAAAACTGCTATTGGATTAGCACCTCGAATGATGGAATTCACTGTAAGTGATATATCCAGAGTTAATGTAAAGAAAGTTGCGACTGCTGGTAACTTGGTGTATTATGAAGTATTTTTTAATGCGACTATTACTGATATTGAAAGTGTATCATCAGTTAGTATTCAGGAAGTTGATATTGATGGTGATGGCATTAAAGAGAAAATTTTAATTGATTATTATAATATGATTGATACCATACCTTCTGTATATGATGAAGATTTTGAAATAAATTTTGCGTCTGTATGTACTGATTTCGAATGGGGTATGGGATATGGTGCTGGGTTATTCTATGCAAGAGATTTAACTCAATTTGAACGCACTACTGGAAACACTAATCGTGATAATAATAATAAATATGTGGATCCAATATTTTCACCAAATACAACAATACTTGATATTGTTCGTATTCGTGATATAACCACAGCAACTAATCAAGTTGAGGTTACTGTTAAGGGTGAACATAAATTATCAATAAATGATTTAGTGTCAATTAAAAGTACAGGGGTGTTTGATAGTAAAGATAATAAAGTGTTATCAATTACATCAACAAAAACGTTTGTAATCCAGAATTCATCGAGTGGTGACGTGACTGGTGGAATTGCGTTATTACGTAATTTATTTTTTTCAAAAAAAGTTGATGACCCAAATAATTTTGAATTACGTATTAACTATAATACATTTGTAGGTGATACATCTTTTGAAAATGGGGATAAAGTAGCTCGTGTTAAATATGAGTTTGATGAGATCACCTCTACATTTGATGTGGTTGACGGGGTTGATTTAGATCTTAATGCAATATATCCTATACATCCTACATATTTTAATAAGGATGATGAAATAATTTTACGTAATTATACTGGTAGTATATTACCGAATGGATTAGTTGAGGGGGATATATATACTATTTCTCAACTTGTTATGGATGGTACTACTGTGATTGGGTTTAAATTATTAGATACTACTATAACAGAGAATCAATATGCTACAGGTTCAATGACAATATGTAAAGTAAATCGATATTTTAATACATCAGATACGGTAGGTAATCAACTTAAAGTAAATGATATTACTGGATTATCGGTTGGGGATACTGTTAGAGTTCGTGGTGAAACTGATACATTGATACTACCAGGTCCATTACAAGAAGGTCAGAATTATATAATTGATTCTATCGATTTAGATGATGATGGTAATGCAACGTTAATTACTTTTCGTGATATTGAGCTTACTCCAACGGGTACTGATGATGTTAATTTTTGTATGGTTGTTATTTCAGGTGATCTTGAAAATGTTGCTAGTGTAAAGATTAATAAAGTTATAACTCGGTCCGAGGGTTCAATTACACTATCTGCATATCGTGGTGATATGATCAGTGAAGGTGAAATAATTCGTATATCATCTATTGGTGGTGCTAATGGTGTGGGAACTGCTACTATTGATACTACTGCTACCGTCTGGGGGACAACATCATTAAAACGTATATATTATAAGAATGAATTGGTTGTATATAATGGGGTTCGTTATAGGGTATTAAAAACACATCAGATTCTTGAGAGTAGTACATCAAATCCTGTTAATAATGAAAATTATATAGTTGATATGAGTGATATAATTACACGAAAAACATTAATTGAATATAATCCATATATGAAAGGTATGCATAGAACATATCCACTAGGCGTTGATGAATATCCAGTATATACTGAAGAGTATAGTGATTTTGCTGATAATTTATATATTAAGAAAGATCAGGAACTAACACTTAAATATGGACATAAGCAACGTGAGTTTATATTTAATCCACGAATTGCTCCTGCTGATAAATTGGTCCGTAATGGGTTTATGGAAATTATAAAAAGTGATGAATCGAATGACGCTTATGTTGGTGATATTACATCATTTATTAAAGCACAAACAAATGAATATAAATCACTATTTGGTGTATCTGATTCAATTAGTTCAATCGTTAGTATGACTGTAGATGGAAATATTGTAACTGTTATTACTTCTAAGAATCATTTATTTAAGACGGGTTATGTTATTCAGATTGAAGGTGTTGATCAACCTGAGTATAATGGTAGATTTGAAATTACTGTTGTAGATGAGAAGATATTTACAATTGAAGTTGCTGGTACGTTAACTACTCCAATTACGGGTAGTATGCGGGTTGCTACATATACAAATGATATAATACTTCCAGTTTTATCTATTACTAGATCATCTGCTACAGCTACTGTAAATACAGGTGATGATCATGGATATATAACTGGAATGAATGTGGTGATTACTGGTGCTGTGCAAGCTGGTTATAATGGTGAACATGAAATTACTGTTATATCACCAAATACGTTTACATATACTGTTACTGGAACAGAGGCAACTCCTGCAACTACATTAACCGAACTTACAAGTGTTTATTCACCTCAAGTTGGGGATTTCATAAATGTAGTTGAACAGAAAAATATAGCTGATAATGGAACTTATTTAGTAACTGATTTGGATTGGACATTATATGATGATATGGTTATTAGTGATCCAGTTGAATTATTTACACGTCAGAATTTATTTGATGTAAGTGATACAAACCCTGCAAATGCGGTTCAGTCTAATCAATTTGGAATCAAATCAATTACATATTTAGGTGGGCGAATTGTAGAAGTAGAATTATACGACCCACATGGTTATATAGTTGGTACAACTGTTAATATTACTGGAGCTAATCAGAGTGAGTATAATGGTAGATTTACTGTCGATAGTATTAGTGCTACCAGTTCTACCATATTTAGATATAAGATTAAAGGTGGGGTAACTCCTGTAAGTCCAGCAACTGGTAAGAAATTACGTTGTTATTCGGATGAATGGTATAAATTCACATTGTCTGATATTCAATGGCAACAAAAAAGTAATTTTAATAATGCTTATATTGGAAATTCAATTGCTGTAATTAATGGAAATGGAAGTACTGTAATTATATCAACGTTTGCGGTACATAATTATGTTGTTGGTGATAGAGTTACCATAGCTGATACCGATAATTTCGATGGGACATTTATTGTAAATGAAGTAATTGATGATACTAAGTTTAATTTTATCGGAAGTACTATTGCAAGCGAATCAAGTGGTCGTGTATATAAGGGATATAAAATTTTGGGTAATCAAAATAAAGATAATATTTCATTATTAACTGGTGTATATGATTTTCGAATGGCAAATGGAGTTACTCTACAATTTAGAGATGGTGATATAGTTAATGTACAAGATCAATATATTAATTATGAAAATGGGGTTTATCGTGTTCGTAGTGCAGGTCAATGGACAAGACTTGATAAAAAACTTGTAATGAAAGTTAGAACTGCCACTGTTGATTCATATGAAGATGCTGATTATACTGGATTATATGATGATGAAAGTCCATACATATATAGACGTTATAGTGATTCTTATGTAGAAAACTATATGGGTGAGAACTTTACTGGAACCACTCCTATTTATAAAGTGGAACGTATATTTGCGTCTAATTTCCAATTCACTCGTGAAAAGGTTGCTAAGATTGATACAATTGCTCCGTTTCATAAACAGTATGACGCAAAGTATGATTATAACTCAGTTGCCTCTCGTGATGATATGTCATCTGACTTTAAAGGAGTCGATGATATGGGATATCCATTAGTTGAAAAATTTGAACGTCTTGCTTATATAAAAGATCCAAGTGTAATTGATATGGATTTAATAGAATACCTTGCTCGTTTAATGGGATATGATATTACATCAATTAGCGATGATATTGAAGAAAGTGTTATTTATAATACGGAAGAAGAGCGTAATCTTGCGTTAAGACGTGCTATTCAAAATTTACCACAATATTATGCGTTGAAATCTACTGCGTCGGGACTAGATACATTGTTATTAACATTTGGAATTGTTGGTGAGTTAATTACTATGTGGACTCGTCAAGAAAATCCATATGATGATATGGTTCCTGATTATGAATTACGTGGATTGCAATATGCTGAGAATGAAAATGGAAAAATTTCAAGTTTTGTTCCAACTCCTCATTTTAAAATAGCGGTTGAGATTGAAGGTAATTTTGATAACCAATTATTACCAAGTGATGAAAGACGTATTACTAGTCAAATAACACGATATAAACCTATTAACACGGTTTTCGATGGAATTTTTAGATTCCTAAGTGCCAAGTTAACAGCTCGTGTAACTGCGGGTAATTTTAGAACTAGTGGAAAATTTAAAGCAGCTGTAGGGTTTAATGACCTTATTTTTGATGATGAAATCGAAAATGACTGCATTTAATGATAGTTCCACATAAATTGTAATTATAAACTATTAAAAAGTTGAATATTTAGGGTATAAGAAGGACCCATACTATGGCAAAAAGAGTAACATTAACAAATCAAGGAATTTCGTTATTAGCTTCATCATCTGAGGCAACTGGTCAATATTACTGGCTTGGATATTATGCATTAGCATATGTACCGAACCTATGGAAGAATGATAAAGTAAGCATCCCGGATGATTGCGGAAACGTAAATTCAGATTCAATTGGAGCTGTAGAAATTACAGATACTGATACCGACCAAGTAACTCCAACAATGACACGCCTTACTAAGTATGGTGATATGATATATAACATATGGCAAGGTGATTTAAATGGTACTGGATATATTGGATGTAATTCTGATGGGTCGGCTGGTGGTGATTTATTTGCATTGACTTTATATAACACAAATGTTAAAAAACATTATCGTTATGTATTGGATAAAAATGGAAATAACACATTAGTTGGATGGATTGAAGATCCAAGTTATAGTGATGGTACTATGTTGGGTAAGCATGTGTTTAAAGGTACCGATGGATATTTTTCAAGTACACTTCCTATTCCAGCTCCTGTATATTATTTAGGTGATGTGACTGGTAAGGTTTCGGTAGATTCATTTTTTAATGAGTTACCTACATTTGAAGATACATCGGGTTATAGTGGTAATGGTGCTGATTTATATCCTTTTATTACAGTTACTCTTAAATCTCATGAGACTCTTGATATTCCTCGTGTATCTGCTGATTACCGTGGGTATACTGATTCACAAGGAAACCCAGGTACATTTAATTATGGTGGATCTGCTCCATTCGACACTCCAATAACAGCTCATGGTACATATTTTGATACTACTGAAATCCCATATCCACTTTCATCACAATTTGATGAAACAAGTTGGTTTGCTGCTGATCAAACATTTAATATAAGTGGTATTACTGATACCGATGCAATTTTTGGTGAAGAATTCTGGAAATTGCATACGATTTCTAACTATAATAGATACCATGCACCTGTTGATAGTATTGGACATGTTCTTAATAGCGATCTATCAAATAGAAATATGGCGAAGACTACTAAGTTTTTCCCAATTTCTAATTATAAAGTAATTAACTCTGAATCAGGATTTACTTCTAATTCCGAAATGGTTGAAGTTGCAACTGCAATTAAACTTAGTATTGATGTTGATATTACTCCACGTACATTAACTGGGGATGATAGTGAAACATCAAATATTGAATTTTTTGAAAAATATGGAAATCCTCAAGATACTGTTGTTGTTGATGAGTATGGAAATAATATTTATAATTCAACTCATACTTCATTTAAATTTAATCGTATTGGTATTTATGCTGTTCCATTAAGAAAAGCTCCATATGTACAAGATCAAGGATTTGGCACTGCGTCAAATGGTGAAAATGTAAAATTAGAATTCCAAATTAATCCTGATGATGAACCTGTATTATTTGCGGTACTTGATTGGGATAATACAATTTCAATGAGTGATACTGGTGATGGTATTAATCAATTTCGTGCTGAGGTTGATGTAAATCTTGAATCTCCTATTGGAGTTGATGATACGGCATTACTTCGTAATACGACAATTTTTTATAATATGTATGAAGATGACGCATTACACTGGTATCAAAACCAATTGATTGCA